ACGCCCGGCACTTTGATCTGCTTCAGGAAGCGCTGGATCACCACCTTCTTGTTGAACAGCTCAGGGTTGTCCTTCATGATGGCCATGACCGCTTGGGTCTGGGCCATGCGCTGGGTTTCGCTGAAGATGTGCGGGTCAGAGACGGGGATGACGTCGGTCACACGGGCAAAATCCTCGCGGGTGACCTCCAAATCTTCCACCACCTCGCCGCGCTTCATGTCGTCCAAGTACCAGCGGTTGATTCGGCTCAAAACCTTGAGCACGCGGCCTTGAGACTCGTGCAAACGGGCGTGAATCGAGCTGAAAACGGCTGCACCCTGCTCGATCAGGGCCTGAGTCGTGCCAACTGGGGTGTTGCTGTTGACGTCGGCGATCTTTTCCTCGGCGGTGGTCACCACGCCCTTGGCGGCGCTCGTCAACCAGCCCAAAAGCTGGAACAAAACGGGCGACGGGGGGTTGAACGGCATCGGCATGGCGATCTTGCGCACGTCGTCGACGCCGGGAGCGCCTTCGATCTCCACAACCTGCGTGACTTCGACCTCTTGGGACTGGCCAGAGATCTTGCCGCCCTTGAGCTTCAGGAGCGTTGCAGCGTTGTTGATGTGGGCAGAGTCCAGCAAGGCACGCAAAGCGCCTGTGAGGGCCGCGGAGAGGCCTCCGATGAGCTGCGGCAGGCCAACAGCGTATGCGCCGCGCCATGGGATGAACTTGAACTCGATGACCCAGTCCAATTTGGTCATGGACTCGTCGCCCTCTTCCCAATTTCGGTACAGGCCGATGACTTCGGTCGACAGGTCGTCGATCATCAGGATGTACGGGGCTGATTCGCCCTTGGTGACGGGGTCGTCTTCCAGCTCGAGCCATGTGTAGACGTGGTACACGCGGCGCAGGCCGTCTTCGTTGTCGTTTTCGGACTTGCCTTCGATCTTGTTGGTCGCCTTTTGGGCGCTCGTCATCTCCGGGTCCATCGTTGCACGCGACAAAACCGTGTCGCGGTACAGGCCAGACGTCACGCGGCGCTTGTAATCCCAGTCGGAGATGTCGTCCACCTCGGTGAAACGCTGCGCGGTGTAGAAGTTGGCCGCGGCGTAGGGCAAAAGCACGTTGTCGATGGGCAGGAACTGGGCGCAAGGGCGGCGCTTCTTCTCGTCGTACCAGAGCTTGAGGTACTGCGAGCCGCCAAGTGGGAGCTGCGTGAGCATTTGCTCCTGCTCGTCACGGAACTCCTCGACCTGCTCGGTCAACTGCCAGTTCATGTAGTCGCGTTTGCGCTCGGCAATCGCTGTTTTGTCGTTGGTGACGTCGCCCAAGATCTTGGTTTTGGTCGGGCCGTCTGGCGGGAACATCTCTTTGATGGCTCGGGCAGCAAAGTCGATGCACGCCTCGGCCATCACGGGGTGAACCACGTCGTTGCCCATGCCAGTGCGCTTGATGCCCTCTTCGTACTGCTTGTCGCGCTGCTTGCGGGCGTCTTTGTCCTTCTCGATCAGCTCGATGTACCGCAACGCCAGTGCGCTGAGGTCGTAGTCCTGAATTAGGTCGCTGTCGGCCAAGTTTTGGTAGAAGTCCTCGTCGTCCAGCGGACCTTTGGTGTCCAGCGTCACGCGCACACTGCCGTCTGGCAGCTCTTCAAGCTCGGCGTCGTCCATGTCGGGCATGTCGACAACCTGCTCGACCTCACCTTCCTCACCCGCCTCTTCGTCTTGGCCGGGGTTGCCGCCAATGAAGCGATTGAACTCTGGGTCTATTGGGAATTGCGTGGCCATGTTTCTTCCTTAATCTTTGCGTCAGGTGCGCGTGTTGGTTGCCGCCGTCAGACCGCCAACGCGGCCACCAGCTTTGTAGCCCTCGCGCAGCAAGTGACGAATGTACTCGTCATCAAGCTTTTGGCTGGGCAGGCCCTCACCCTTGACGCCAAGCGCAAGGTCGTAGTATCCCGGACCTTTGCGCTCCGGGTTGGCCTTCTTGAAGCTGCGATGCCAATCAGGCAGGTACACCTCGGTCGGCGTGGGGATCATGTTGACGCCCAAGTCCTTGCCGCCGATCAGCGTCGGGAAGCCGGGGTGCAGGTCGGGACGGAACTCTGACACAGGCTCCATGCTGAACAGCCGCGGGCCAGCCGCGAAAGTCGGGGCACTGCCGCCGTGCTCAGGGTGCAGCAGGCCCGGCTCAGTCTCGCGCTTGAGGATGTCCGTGGGCTTGAAGATCACGCCCTTGCCGCTCTTCTCGCCGCCCAGCGCCACGCCACCCTTGCCGGGGGCGATGCCTTGGCCCATCATCAGGTCAGCCAATGCGGCACGCTTCTCGAAGGTATCGGCATCTTTCCAAATCTTGGGGTCGCGGATCTGAGCGCCTTCGCCAAACGTCAGCGCAAGGTTGTGGTTGATCTTGGCCTCCAGCTCGGGCGTTAGGTTGCCAGCCTTCATGGCCTCGAGGAAGCCCTTCTTGAGCTTGTCGAACACAATCGGGTTGGTCTTGAGCTGGTTGGCCGAGCCGAGCATGGTGGTCCACGCTGTCTCTGGGTCCGTCAGGTTCTTCAGGCGGGCAGCCGTGCCCTCGTCCATCACGCCCCAGACCTTGCCTGCGTAGGCTGGGTCAACCTCGGAGATTGCCGAGAACGGTGCGCCACCGATGTTGCCGCCACCCACTCGGGTGCGGTCAGCCTGTGTGGTCGTGGTCTTCTTGAAGCCCTTCTCCATAGCTTGGCCAAGCGCCTCGGACGCCTTGACCTGTGGCTGCGACTTGATCAGCTCCGCGGCCTTCCTGCCTGCGGCTGCACGCTCGGCAGGCTTGACCACGATAGGCTCGACGCCTGCTGGCGCTTCCTTGGCCATGCCCAGCAAAGCCTTGACCTCGTCGATGCCCAGCTTGATTGCCTCCTTGACCACCTTGCCGCCTTTGGCAAAGCCTTCTTCTGGCGGTTGAAGCTGGCGCAGCAGCTCGTCGTCCTCAGCGGCACGCTGCGCTTTCTCGGCAGCCCAAATGTCTTCTGGCGCGTGCTTTTGCAGCATGGCCTCGTACTCAGCCTTGGTCATGTACTCAGGCAGCTCACCAGCCATCCTAGCTCTGCCGACTGCCAATTGCCGGGCGTTGCGGCTCATGGTGAAAGTCTCGGGCATGTAGTTCATCACATCCCTTGCGGAGTACAGCCCGGTGTTTTGCAGGTCACCAACGTCAGACCACTTGTCGCTCTTCACAAAGTCTTGGACGTATGGCAGGTACTGCTCTTTGGGCGCGTCGTTCTGCTTGCCTTTGATCTGCACGATCTTTGGCGGAAGAGCCTCTCGAGCGGCAAGATATGCTGGCTCTTGATAGGGGTCGTAACCCGGCTCCGACTTCTTCGCGTTGAGCAAAGCCTTGTAGGAGGTGGGCTGCTGCTCGTACCACTTGTTGTAATCCAAGTGCTGGTTTGGCTCAAGCTCAATCGTCACATGTGGTTCACCCTTGCGATCACGCAACGAGAAGATCCGGCTGCGGCCTTCCAGCACGTCTGGGCAGTAGCCGCCAACGCAGTGGCCCATGGTGTCGCCTTCGTACTTCAGGGCATCCTCAAGCTTCTTGGTCCTGCCAGCCCTGAACTCTTCGACTGCTTTTTGCCACTCCTCTGGCTCGAGATGCTCAATTGATTTTTCAAACTCATCACCATCCGGCGCTTTCAGCTCGATCCACTTGTAGCCCTGCTCGGGGTAGTCCTTGTACGTGGGCATGCCCTCGGTTGCCTTGATCGTGGCAGCGGCCATCACGCGGGCCTGCTCCTGATCAAAGTCAGCCGTGCGCCTCACCGCGTCCTCGATGCTCACCTTGTTCAACTGCTCGGGGCGGATGCGGCCAGCCATCACGTCTTGCTTGAGCACGTCGATGACGTGGTCGAAGCCCATGTCGGCGGTGTTGCCTGAGTACAGTTGCGTCTCGGGGTCGAGCTTGGCGATGAACGGGTTCTGCTGGCCAGCAGCGTAGGCGTCCCTGTCGAGAGACATGCGCATCTTGTTGTAGTCCGCCTCGCGCCCGACAAAATCTTCGCCGAGTATCGAGGCTTTGTCGCGAATTGGTGTCTTTTCATTGAGCACGCGGATCTCGTTTTCGCTCAAGCCCTTTGACTTGATGTGCTCATCAAACCTGCCGCCGATCTCTGCGCGGTAATTCATGAAGTCACGCTCGGCGTTTTGCAACTCCGGCATAAAGCGACTGGTCTCCTGCACATCGCCCGCCCTCATGGACACAATGGCGTCGTCAGTCAGGGTCTCCCAGCGCTTGGCCATCTCACTCTGACCCAAGCCCTCAGCAGGGAACCCAGCCTCTTGGCGGCGGGCCTTGAGCGCATAGTCGGCCTCTGGGCCATAGTCATCAAGGCGTCCGGGAACGTGCGTGATGTGCTCGCGGGCGAAGTCACGGTCAGCCGCAGCATCAGCTCGGATGCGCTCGGACTCGCGCTCAAGGTTGGCCTTGCGACGTGGGTCAGTCTCGTCAGCAGCACGCTGTGCGGTTCGCTCTGCACGTTTGATGTCCTTGGCATACGCCTCTTCGATCTCGAGCGACCGACGGTCAAAGAACAGGCGCAATGGATCTTCAGGCGATCCCATCTGGTTCTTGACGTACTTGCCAAGGTTGCTCTCCACCCAGTTGTTGACAGCCAGCTTTTTCTTGTAGTCATCGACGACTCGCCTTTGTGGCTCCACGGCGTGCGCCATGAAGGGATCACCCTCGTGCCGTTTCAGTGAAGCCTCTGCACCCGCAAGAGACTTCTCGGGTTCACGGTACGGCTTCAGGCGTTTGACGTTATCTTCGATGTTGCCCATGATGTTGCCGCCCAGCCAGTTGCCACCCTTGGGCTTGATCACGTTGGCCGTGGGCTGGCCAGCAGCCATGGCGAAGTCCAGACCAGCCTGCTTGACCGCCTTGGGGACCGACACGATGGCCCGCGCAGCCGAGCCGGGGCCTGTGTAAGCCCCACCACCCAAAGTGCCAAGGCCAGCCGCTGCACGCCCCGCTGGAGTGTCTGAGCCAAACGGGATGCGCTTCAAAATGTCCTCGGACGTCGGCAGCACAGTCTTCTCATCCAGTCCGGGCAACATGCGCACCAAGCTCTCGATGTCGCCGGGCATGCCCAGCGTGCCAGCCACAAAGCCACGGGCCAAGTCCACCGGGACGTTCTTGGCAGCCTCGCGGTCGTTGCTCGACTCCTTCCTGCGGCCAGCCGAACGGTAGCGCGGGGGTGAGAACTCGTCCAGCGGGTCCTTGCTCTTGGCCTTGCCGCCAGCCGCAAAGTTCTGGGCCTTCTTGTGCCAAATGTCGGTGCGCCCCTTGTGCGATGAAGGAACCCCACCACCAGCCATCGCCCACTCTTTGAGGGACTGGCCGCCACCCTTAAAAACCGAATCGGTTTTGATTGGCTTTAGCTCCGGTAATTGGAGCGGCTTGATGGGCTGAATTTTATTGAACATTGGATTCACCTCGTTGGGCCGAATCATAAACGCTGGCCTTTGGAAGGTCCACCCGTTGGTCGAGCCAGCGGTCAAGCATGCGGCGTGCCCACTCCTTGTCGACTGGCTCACCCCAGCGGCTGATCAGCTCGAAGCGGTTGGCGCACATCTCGATGACGGCAGGTTGGTTATCTTGCATGGTGGTCCTTTGTGGCTTGGCCATAGCGCGACCCCAAGACTCCTGACCTGCAAGGAATCTTCAACCATCCCGAGGGACTGTTGCACGCTGAACGCCATATTCCGTCTATCGAGCGCCCGTCTCGTGGGCTAAACGCTGAGGTCAGTTTGTGTTGCTCGTTTTCGTGGTCGCTATGGAACGCCACTGGCATCGGGGTCGCGACTGCAATGCCATCGGTACATGAGTGCGGCCCCGACATTGGCCCCTTAGCTAACCCGCTCTGAGGGTTGGCGCACGAAGACACAGACGCAAAAAAGCCGTTACTACTGCCCTCGGTGGAAACCTTGCCTTATGAATCTTCGACTCATCATTAGGCAAGGCGGAACGCATGTGTAAACGGCCTTCAATTCGTCGCTTCCTACGGCAACGGCTCGATTCTGCCACAGCTTTTTCAGATTGCATAGGGGTTCACCCTCCGGACGCGGCCAGTGTCAGCAAAGTCGTCCTCGTCCCAGTCCTCGTTGGGCGGCGGGTCGATGTCCAGCCAGCCAGCGTCGCGCAGGTAGCGCAGGGCCTGCGTGCAGGCGTCCACGAGGTCGTCGTGCGTGGTCTCGGGGAACGAGCAGATCTGGCTCACGAACCCCTCGGCCCAGTCTTTAACGAACCCCTTGCGGTTGTCGCTCTCAGGAATCCACACCCGACCGCGGGCGATGATGTTGGACACGATGTTCAGGCGCTGGATCTTGTCAGCCCTGCCGGGGTTGTACGCCCGCACGGGAAGGTGCGCACGCTGCAAGTCTTGGATCAGGCTGATGCCAGCGCTCTTGTCCTCGATCAGCAGCAGGTCGACGCGCTTGCGGTCCTTGCCCTCACCGAACACCGTCTCGTACTCCTCGATCACCTTGGGACGCAGGTCGGGGTACTGCATGCGCTCTTGCCAGCAGTCGATCACCATGGCGCTCATCGGGCCATCCTGCGGCTTGAACACGCCAAAGGTGATGCAGGCCGTCGGGTCGTTCTGAACCTTCTCGCTGGTGGCCACGTCGTAGGACTGGATGATGTACTCGAAGCGCGGGAAGGCACGCCCGGCTGGCCACAGCTTGAACATGTCGCGCTTGACGATGCCGCCCTCCTCGGGGTCGATGATCTCGGCGTAGATCTCCTGCCGCCCGAGCTTTGTGCCCTCATAGGCGAGGATCTGCTTGCGGAAGTTGTCGGACAGGTTGTCGATGTTGGCGTAGGTCGATGCGGTGGTCACCACCACGTCGTCACCCTCGCGGCCAATCAGCTCGATGATCAGGTCCTTGGGGCGCGGTGTCGTCGTGCAGATCATGCGGGTGCGCTTACCCAGACGCATACCGAACTGGATCTGGTCCCACGCCTCTTGCAGGTAGTCCCACGCCGCCAGCTCGTCGCACCAGCCGCC